GCGGTTCCCTGGATGCTCGCGGTCGCCGCCGCCGCGTTGAAGCTGCGGAGCGCCTGCAGGGCCTGCTCGCGCGATGCGATCTCGAGTCTCATGGTTTTGCGGCGGCCGTTCGCCCGAGCGCCTTTTGGTGTCGCAAGGCCGAGGGAGTGCCGCCGCTTACCCTTGCCGTGTCCGGCGACGGCGCACCAGACGCCTCGGTGCTCCCCGAGCCTGTAGACGTGCCCAGCCATCGCGACAGCCACTCCTCCAGATCCGAGCGCAGCACGCGCACATTGCCGTCCAGCTTCACCGAGCGCAGCCCGGTGCCTGGTTTCTCGCGCTCCCGCGCGATCAGAACCCGCACCTTGGTCATGCTGCAATCCAGCTCCCGCGCGACGGAGCGCACGGATAGCAGGCGCGGCGGCAGGGTCTCGATCTTGCTGTTGTCGCTCATCCAGCCCCGTCGGTCGTTGCCGCCTTCTGCAATTCCGAATGCGTGAGGGCGGCCGACGCAGCACACCCGAAACCCCCGCAGGGTGTCTGCCCCGCTCGCCGGCCGCCCGATCCCCGCCTCACGGCGGAGATACCCTTTCCAGGTCGAGTGTCCAGCTATTCGCCGTCGCCGTCGCCGTCGCCGTCGCCGTAGCCGTAGCCGTAGCCGTCGCCGTAGCCGTCGCCGTAGCCGTCGCCGTAGCCGTAGCCGCCAGCGCCGCCGTCGCCGTCGCCGTAGCCGTCGCCGAAAGACAAGACGATCAACGGAGCGATCGGGGCGGGGGTTGTCAGGCCCATTTGGCGGCCTCGCACTCCAGCATGCCGACGACGCTGCGCATCGGCGCCCGCACCGTGCCGGCCGGATCGAGCTTGGTGTTGGCGGTGGGGCCGCCACTGGCGAGCTCGCCGAGGCCCCTGCTGGTGCCCCAGCGGCGCACGTTCTGGGCGTTGGCGATGGTGCACCAGGCCTCGTCTGTCGTCACGTCGCCGACGTAGACGAAGCCGCGGTCGAGAATGACGATCTGCTTTCCATGGTCCATGCTTGCAGTCTCCCTTGGGTTTGTACGCTCACTGAAAAATCGTTACACCTTGCTCGCCAACGCCGCGCCGGCCTCGGCGCATTCTGCCCAGCCCAGCACCCTCTCCACTTCCCCCACGATGGCGTCCCGCTCCGCATCGTGCGGCGCTCCGCGCGAAAGCCAGGACTGCACGCGCCCCAATACGAGGCGGAGTTCGGCGTTCATTATTTCCAGCTTGTCGCGCTGGCGGATGACGATTTCGGGGTCCGGCTCGAACAGGCGGGCGGTGATGCTCATTTCTCCATCCTCTCGATTTCTTCGGCCAGCTCGTAGAGCCGTTTGGCCGTTTCCCTCGCCGCGACGACGACGAATGCGGGGTCGAAGATGCCGCCTCTGCAGGAGGCGTCCCGCCACTGCACGGTCGTGCGCTGGAGATCGCTGGCGACGGAACAGATGGCCCATGCGGCATCTTGCACTTGGGCGCCGGTCATCGCCGCCCCCATCCTCTCGACTGGCGAAACCTCCTGGGCACGCGAAGGCTCGTATAGACGCGCTTGGCCTTGCCGGCCTCGGAGAGGTCGTCGGAGGTCTTCGCCCCATGGCAAATCTGGCAGAGCACCTGCAGGTTGCCGGCATCATTCGTGCCGCCACGCGACAGAGCAATGGAGTGATCTATCTCAAATAGATCCCATTCCTCGCCGACCGGTATCTTGCGACCGCAGTTGGCGCACTTGCCGTCTGCGGCGGCGAAGATTTCGGCGCGCTCGCGGGGCGAGAAACGCTTGCGGGGGATGTGGTCGAAGGGGCTCATGCGCTCACGCCGCGACCTCTGCGGTATCGACCGCAGGCACGACCACCCGATAGGCCGCCGGCTGCCCCTTCTTGCCATCCCGGATTTGGACGATCTGCTTGCCTCGACACAGTTCGCCGACGATGTACTGCGATCTTCGACATGCGTCCTCCTTGCTAGGCGGCTTGTTTCGCTTCGCGTTTCAGCGTTTCGATCGGAACGCCGAGCACGCTTTCGATCACCTCGTAAATCTTACTCCGCACGTCCTCGAAACGCCGCTTTCCCGCGCTCTTGTAGCTGAGCGATTTGGGGATGGTGACCCGCACGCCGCTCCTGGTCGGCTTCAGGTCCATGTAGTAGATCGGGTGATCGCTCTCGCCAGCCAACTCGATGAACACGCGCGCCGACTTCCTGATGGCGTTGATGTTCCTGTCGTGAACCTCGCCGGATACGCAGTATTCGGCCTGGATCAACAGCCAGCCGTAAAGCTCGTACTTGTCCATGGGGCAGAAGTCATGGTTCTCCGGCCAACTGTGGAATGCGCGTTCCATGATGGCCCAGAACATGCGGTGGTCCGCGTCGGAACGGTGGATCAGCCGTTGCCCGCACGCCGTGCAGTTCGGTCCTTCCATTCCGGGAGGCGGGGAGACCGCTGCGGCGGCTCGCTCGGATATCGATGTCACGCCTTCGCCCTCCACGGCACATGCCCACCCAAGTTCCGCTCCTCCATGCGCCTTGCCGCAGCCTTGCCGAAGACGGCCGTCCGCGCATCGAAGCGCGTCACGCCGAGATGGCGGAGGCGGACAAGGATGTCTTCCCAGCCGAGCCCTTCGCGCGCCAGCCGCTCGCATTCGTCGGCGATGTCGTTCCAAGAGGTCACGCAGCTTGCCTCATTGGCGTCCCGTAGCGTTTCACCCTCTCGACCATTTCAGCCAACTCGACATTGAAACGGTCCACCTCGTCGGCGAGCTGCTTGATGAAATCCTCATCCCGGTGCGAGCGTTTCACGAACAGCGGAAGACCCGGCCAGTAGACGCAGATGTCGACCCATTCGCGCTCGCACACCCAAAGCGCACCCTGGCACTGAGCCTTGTGCTCAGACGGAAACTCGTTTTTCAGGATGCAGTCGATCGCGAGATGCGCGAGTTTGGTTTTGATCTCGAGCACGCCATTGTCGCCGAGGAACGAGTCCGGCGAGCAGCCTTTCGGGCCGTTGACAACAAACCCGATGCGCTGCGGATCGGCGTCGTGCATGAAAGAATAGAGGTCGCGCGCCTCGTCCTCCATGGCCTTGCCTCGTTCCATGTGGTCGTTGCTGTAGGAATCCATGGGCTGGCCGGTGACGATCTCGCCGGCCAGCTTTTTCATGTAGGTCTGGCGGGTGACCTTGTCCCTGGCGTCCTTCTTGATGCCGACGATGGTGTGGAACATGCTGGCAGTGGGCATCCCGGCCCGTAGCCGATGCCAAGCCTCGGTGCCCTGCTCTACACCCGTGAAAACCTCCAGTGCCATCGTCACCCCACCTTCTGATTGAGCAGCCTCATCGCTTCGGCGTACTTGCTCGCCGGCAGCAGGGCCACGCCCTCGATCTTGAAGTAGCGGCAGAAGCGCGCCTTGTCGGAGCCGGTGGCCTCCAGCCTGGCGTTCAATGTCGTATACTGTTCATAGGTGATCGCTGTGGCGGCTTGGTTGCTGGCGCCGTTGCCGTCGTCATCCCGTCCAGCCGCGAGACCGAGCCCGGCTTTCAGCGTGTACCGCTGCAGATAGGCGACGGTGCTGCCGATGGCCTGGATGCTGTTCTTGCCGCCCGTGTTGTCGGCGGCGGCCGATAGCGTGGTTTCCTCGAAATGGCCATCTCGGTGCGTCACGACACATGTGACAACCACGGGCTCATTCGGGGTGGATTTGACCCGCCAGCGGTAGCTCAGGCCGTGCTCGGCGAGGGCATCCTTGACGGCCGCTTCGATATCGGCCAAGTCTTCATGCTTGTAGTTCGTTCTGCCTCCTCCCTTGTTCTCGAAATCGACGACGCGGCGCTTGACGATCGGCTCGAATGCAGCCTTGGCCGCTGCCATCGCCGCATTGAAGGCGCGCACGGCATGCCGGTCTTCCTCCGCCCGTTTCATCTCCAGGAATTGCTGGATGCGGGCAGGCTCTACGTTCGGATCGCGCGCAAGCCGCTCGAACAAGGCGAGCATCGCATCGCCCTGGGAGACGATTGCCGACGCCTCGCTCGCCACGGCCACGGCCTTACCGTTCCCGCGCTTGCGCGGCTTGCGCTCGGGCTCCACAATCTCGCCTTGCTGCGCTGGCACTGTTCCCGTGTCGGTCATGTCACTCTGGCCTCCTCAGAACGGCTCGTCGGCGGGTGAAAGATCGGGCCACGGATCGTCAGGTGTGGGCGGCGGCCGGAAGCCCATGAGGTACGCGAAGGCGTAGAACTGGCGCATGACTTCGGGGTCCAGGAACACTTCATGGTCGCCGTTCTCGCGCGGCGCCCGCAGCTTGAAGCTTTGGCCGTCGAACGAGGCATAGAGGCCGTCGCCGAGGTAGGTTTCGTCAGCCGGCATTCGGCATCTCCATCTGGTCCGCCATCTTCCGCAGAAACGTCGCTGCCGCATGCGGGGTGGTGTACTGTGCGAGCCGCTGCGCCGCGTGCTCGATCTGGGCGCGGCAGCGGGAGGCTTCGATCTCCCGGATTTCGCCGGGCGTGAAGCCGGCGTCGAGACCCGCCCCGGTGGCGGCGAGGTCGTTCAGCAGAGTGACGGTGCCGCCATTCCCGGGACGCGGCGCGGTCCGGCCGGCGCTGCGGCACCTGAAGGGGAGTACGTCTGCGGGTGTCTTGCGCATCGCGCGTCCCTTCGAATTTCAATCCGCCCCGGGGGCGCGAGTGGGCGCGCGCCGCCGGGGGGTCTCCCGCCACCCCCC